TCCCCAGCACCGACCGTCGCGGTCGTCGCCCCGGTACCACTCGTGGTGTAGATCAACTGGCTGGACGTCGTCGCCACCGTCAAATCACCGGCCCCCACGTTCTTGAACACGTACTCCACCGGGCAGAAGTCAGCGGCCGGCAGAGTCCCGGTGAACGCGCCGTCGCTCGTGTCGCACACCAGCGTCCGGTCGATGGGGCTCGCGGTGAACGTGTCCGTCTTCCGTTTGATCGCCCGCGGCACCTGCCCGTCGACGAGTTCCAGGCCGGTCGGCGCGGACACGCTGACTCCGGACTCCGTGAACAGGCCCGTCAGCACGATCCGGCCGAGCGCCGCATTCATCGCTGCCGTGCTCGACCCGGCGACGTTCGGGGTGCTGGACTCGGTGGAGATGTTGCCGTAAACGGTCGGGCCGACCCCGGACGACCCGGCACCGTAGATGTACAGCTCGTGCGTGCACGCCTCGATACTCGCGGACGTGACGTGCATGGAGTGCACGGAGCCCACCGACCCGGCATACGTGCCGACCGCGACCAGCCCAGCCCAGCAGTACAGGGCCATGTACCGGTCGATGACCGTGTGTTCGGTGAGGAACAGGGCGTAGGTGTAGCCGCCCCCGCAGGACACGTTGCGGGCGATGACGTGGTCGTTGTTGCCGGGCGCGGGGAGCAGCAGGCCGACGGAGAGGCCGGTGCCGAAGGTGCCCGGCGAGGAGTAGTCCGTCGACGGGGAGGCGACCGTACCGGCGGTGCCGTAGCCGATGTTCTCGATGTGAGCGTTGGCGCAGCCCCACAGGTTCAGCGCCCCGTAGGTGAGGCCGAAGCTGCTGTGGGTGGTGAGGATCGCGAGATCCTTCACGACGGCCTGCATGTTGGAGAAGGCGGCGCTGACGCCGTAGCCGGAGCCCTCGTTCGGCCCGGAGATCACGGCCGGGTTGCCGTCGGCGTTGATGTTGCTGGTCTGCGCGCTGGTGGACGCGTACACGCCCAGCGAGATCAGGCACGACCCGGCGAACTGCGGGACCGTCTGCTCCCAGTGACGGACCGCGGCCGCCCCGTCGGCAGCGCCGCGGAACTCCAGGATCTGCTTGACACCGGTCGTCGCGACCGGCCCGAACACGATCTGCCCGTTGCCGGACTTGCTGTTGTCGAGCGGCCCCGCGATGACGTAGGCCCGAGGCGGGAGGAACACCTGCGCGTAGGTGTGGCCGTCTGCCAGGTATGCCTCGGCCGCGTCCACAGCGGCGTTGACCGCGTCGGTGTCGTCGGTGCCCCAGATGACGACGGCCCCGGTGATCGACGTGGCCGCTGCGTCCGTGAGGGTGACGTGCCCGGCATCAGTGAAGGCGGCGATCGTGGTGACGAGCGTGGTCACACCGGAGGCGCCGACGCCCTTCACTGAGATCGCCTTGCCGACATCGTCGACGGTGAACGGGGTGGACGTGGTGCACGCCAGAGTCGTAGAGGTGGCCGTCATCGCGCCGTCCGCGACGACCTGCCCGTCACCCACCGCCCCGTAGGCAGGATCGGTGACGTCGAACACCCACGGGTCCGACGCCGACACCGCAGACCAGGAGGCGGCCGAGGAGCTGGTCGCCACCAGGGCGTCGCCCGCGGTGGGGGTGCCGCTGATCGTGACGCCCTTGACCTTCGCCACGCCCGGGTTGGGGTAGGTGCCGGACAGGTCACCGCCCGCCGCACCGGTCGGTGCCCGGGAGTCCGTGAACCGGGCGTCGTCGCCTGCGGCGAACGTGCCCGCAGTCGTGCCCGCGGTCGGGGCGGCCGGTGTGCCGTGGGTGTGGTCGCCGCGGGAGTAGGCCGTGCTCACCCCTGCGGCCGGCGTCTGGCCGTAGCTGGTCTCCGCGGTCACCGTGCTCGACGGTGTGCCACCGCCCGGCGGCTGAAGGACCACCGTGCCGTCGGAGGCGTCGACGGCGACCAGCGACTGCAGCGCCACCTCCGTCACCGCGGCGGGCAGGCTGACGGTGTAGGAGCGTGGCGGCAGGCCGGTGAAGTTCTCGTCGACCCGGTACGTCCACCCGGACGGGGTGAAGCCGTCGGCGTCGGTGGCGAGGACCGGGCCGAGGGTGAACATGCCGGAGGCGCCGAGGGTGGCGTTGCTGGTACCGAGGACGATCAGCCCGTGCTCGGAGGAGACGACCCGGTCCACGGACGGCGTGAGCGTGACGGTGCCGGTGTAGGCGGCGCCATCGGGTGCGCGCAGGCCGCCCGCCCCTGCGGTGACGGTGACGGTGTCGACGCCGTCGGGGAATCCCATCAGTGGCCTCCGCGCATCTTGCGGGTCTTCGACGCTTTGCGGGACATCACGGACCTCTGCGGAAACGTCCGGCCGGCGTTGGCGATGCGCGCGGCCTTGCTCTTGCTCGCGCCCTTGCGGCGGAGAGCCCTGTACGCGGAAAAGCGGGTACGGAAGACGAAGCCGTACTTGCCTCCGCGGCTGCTGACCACAGGTCACCGGGCCTTGTGCTTGGCGGCGGCGCGCTTGCGTCCGGCTTTGGCCATCGCCTGGAATGCCGCCTTGCCGTACTTCTTGCGGCCTGCTGCGGCGGCGACTCCGGCGGGGTTGCGGGCCCCGGACTTCGCGGCGGAGGCGGCGACTGCGGCGAAGCGCTTGCCGGTGCCGAGCTTGGGGAGGGACTTCTTGCCGCTGCGGCTGCTGCCTCGTTTGCCTGCCACCTGGCCCACCTGCCTCACGTTGGAATCGAAGATGAGTGGGTGCCTTGACCTACGATTCAAAGGTACAGGGCTGAGGAGGCACCCACCATGAGCAACCCCACCGAAGGCGACACCCCGCCACGCCCCTACTGGCACCGCCCCCGCAACTTCAACGGCCGCTTCGAACGCAGCATCCACACCGTCCGCCGCGACGCCGCAGCCGCCGAATACCTCGCCGACCACCCCGGCACCACCTACCGGGAGATCGCCGAACAGTTCGGCTACTACGACAAGACCGAAGCCCGCCGCGGCATCCTCCGCGCCAAAGCCGACGTCGCCCGCCCAGCCATCGAAAAGCTCATCGGCGACGAGTCCCGGGAACTGGACGCCCTCTACGCCGAGGCCATGAAGATCCTCCAGCGCAACCACGTCACCGTCTCCCACGGCAAGGTCATCACCTGGCTCAACCCGGAGACCCAGCAGGAGGAGCCCCTCCCCGACGACGGGCCCCGGCTCACCGCGATCTCAACGGCCCTTCGTATCCGTCAGGCCTACTGGGACCTGCACGGGCTGAAGCAGCCCACGAAGACGGAAGCCGTGGTCACGGTCAACCCGCAGGAGATCGAACTCGCAGGCCTGATCGAGCAAGCCGAAGCCGCCAACGCCACCCGGGAAGCACACCTCAAGGGCGATGGCTGAGACCGCATACCTCCACACACCCGACGGCACCCCCTACGACGCCGGCACGTTTGACCTCCTCGCCTACGCCGCCGGCGTGGACCGGCGTCTGCTGGAGTCGCCAGCGGGCCGCCGCGCACTCACTCGCCTGGACCCGCTGCTGTGGGCAGTCCTCTACACGCCGCACCTGCTGAAGGACACGGACGGCAACATCACGTTCGGCGACGTCCACCTGCAGGTCTACCGGGATGCGCTGGAACTCGTCCGGGACCCCGGGCCGAAGGAGTCCCGCCGCGCCTACGTCGCCCCCCGCGGCTCGGGGAAGTCGACGACGCTGTTCCTGATCGTGCCGCTGTGGGCGGCGTGCCACGGCTGGATCAAGTTCATCGCCGCGTTCAGCTCCTCGGCGACCCAGGCCCAGGACCACCTGGCAGGCCTGCGCCGCGAACTCCAGACGAACAAGCTGATCCGCGCCGACTACCCCGACGTGGTCACCGCCGCGAGGAAAGCCAACGGGACACCGGTCGCGGATTCGCAGTCGATGCTCCACACCACGTCGGGGTTCTCGTTCGCCGCGCGCGGCATCGACACCGAGGTCCTCGGCCTGGTCGACCCAGAGAACCGGCGCCCGGACATGCTGCTCCTCGACGACATCGAGGGCGAGGAGGGGGCCGGGTACTCGGCCTACCAGGCGAAGAAGCGGCTGATCACTCTCACCGACGGCGTGCTGCCGATGAACGACCGGGCGCACGTCCGGTTGGTGGGGACCGTGAACCTGCCGGGCGGCATCCTCGACCAGCTCACGAAGAGCGTCACCGAGGCCGGCCCGCCGGAGCAGTGGATCCGGGACGAGCGGTTCCAGGTGACGTACTTCCCGCCGCTGGTACCGCTGGGGGACGGATCGGAGCGGTCGATCTGGCCGGGCCGGTGGCCGACCGACTATCTACAGTCGATTGCCGGGACGCGGAGCTACATGAAGAACTTCGCGAACAAGCCCGTCCCGGAGGATGCGGAGTACTGGTCGCCGTCCGACTTCACCTACGAGCAGTCGCCGGTGGTGAAGGCGTACCTGAGCGTGGATGGTGCGGTGACGACGAAGCGCACCTCGGACTTCACCGGCCTGTCGGTCGTCGGCCTGGCGGCCCCGTCGGACGGTGTCCCGGCGCGGTGCGTGGTGGAGCATGCGGAGGCGGTGAAGCTGCAGGGCGCCGGGCTGCGGGCCAGGGTGGCGCAGTTGCTGGAGTCGTTTCCGCAGGTGGGTGCTGTGTTGGTGGAGACCAACCAGGGTGGCGACATGTGGCGTGAGGTGCTGGCCGGGCTGCCGGTACGGATCGTGATGGTGCACAACAGTGAGCCGAAGACGGTGCGGGCAGGCAGGTTGTTGAACCTGTATCAGATGGTGCCGCCGCGCGTGGTGCACGCGCGGAAGCTGCCTGCACTGGAGGAGCAGATGGTGGCGTTTCCGAGGGCGCTCAACGATGACCTCGTCGACAGTGTCGGGAACGCTGTCCTGCGATTCCTGAAGCCGCCGCCGCGAAAGCAGTCTGGGGTCAGGTCCATCACCCCGCGATAGCTCGTGCCTCGCATGTAAAGGTGAGAGGCTATCGTAGCCTTTGAATCAAAGGTGACGGGTGTGGAGGTGTGGCAGTGCCAGCAAGCCCCGACTTGGCCGCCGCGTACGAAGACCTCTGCGAGGCACGGCCCGCCTACATCAAAGCCCAGTCCTACTACGACGGCGACGTCGACGAAATCTACGCGAGCGACGCCGTAGCCCGCCTCCTCGCCAAGAGCCAACTCGAAGACATCGACGAGTTGAACTTCGCCCGCATCCCCGTCCGCGCCGTCCTTAACCGGCTGCACATCACCAGCATCGCCACCGATGACGAGCGAGCCAACACTGACATCGCCGACCTGATCGCAGTCAACCAGCTCGACATGGAACTCCCCGGCCTCCTCGAAAAGGCCTGCTCCCTCGGTGACGCCTACCTCATGGTCTGGCCCAACCTCGACGCGGACGGCACCATCACCAGCGTCGGTATGACCGTGCACAGCCCCACCACGGTCCGCATCGTCTACGACGAGGAACACCCCCTCCAAGCCCGCCTCGCCATCAAATCGTGGTGCATCGGCCACGGCGAACACGAGACGGTCCGCGCCGACCTGTACTACCCGCCCGCCCCGAACACGGACGGCACGGCCCTGTCGCGGATCGAACGCTACGTGTGGGACAAGAGCAAGAAGCGGAAGAACGGCTGGCAGCCCTACACCGACGACGGCCAACCCGCCGTCATCGAGCACCCCTACGGGTTCCCGTTCCACCACTACCGCACCGCACGCCCCTACGGACGGCCGGAACACTACGGCGCGTACGGCGCCCAAACCCTGATCAACAAGCTGGTCATCTCCCACGCCGCGGTCATCGACTACCAGTCCCTGCCCCAGCGGTACGGACTCATCGACCCCACCGTCGACCAGCCGGGGCAGCAGGTCGAGTACGACCCCGACTACCCCCAGGACGTCGGAGCGGACCCCGAGGACCCGTACAACGCCTCCCAGCTCCGCAGCGATCCCGGCGAGTTCTGGCAGCTGCAGGGCTACCGGCAGGTCGGCCAGTTCGAGGCCGCGCAGCCGAACGTGTTCATGGAACCCCTCGACCGGTACATCAAGGTCATGTCGCAGGTCACGGACACACCGTTCCACCTGTTCGACTCCACCGGCGACCAGATGTCCGGAGCCTCCCGCAGGGAAGCGTCAGCGCCGCTCCTGGCCCGCGTCATGCACCTGCAGAGGGCGTTCGGGCCGCCCACGCAGGACGCGTTCGAGCACGCCCTCGCTCTCCTCGGCCACGACGAGGCGAACGTTCAGGTGCGATGGCAGCCGCCCGAGCAGATCGACGACGCCGAGGGATGGGCCACCGTCCAGGCGAAGATCTCTGCCGGGGTGCCGCGGGAACAGGCGCTGGTCGAGACCGGCCGGGACCCCGAGCAGGTCAAGAGCTGGCTGTCAAAGCTCGACGACGACGCGGAGCTTTCCCGTCGTGTCGACCTGCTCACCTCTCTCGGTAACGCCGTGCAGGCTCTTGGCACCGGTGTGCAGCTCGGCGCGATCACCGACACGCAGGTGGCGCAGCTCTTGGACACCGTGCTCGGCGCGACCGCCAACCTCAACGAGCTTGAGGCAGGCGCCACGTGACCGTGCCCGCGCAGCAGTTGGCCGACCTCGTCCAGCAGCAGCAAACCCAAGAGGCCGCCGGCCTGGAAGCCCAGACCACCACCGAGGCAGACGGAGGCGCCGGCGCCGCACTCGCTGCGCTCGTCGCCTCGGCCCTGGCCGGGTGGGTGACGGCGTTCGGTGCGCTCACCGTCGCCGGGTCGGGCCCGGCCTTGGCCCGCTACCTGGCCGGGGTACGACACGATGTGGGCAAGGCGACGGCCGGGCTCGACAAGCGGGCTCCCCAGGCCATACAGGCACGCCTCGGGGAGGCGGCCGAGCTGGGGGCCCGGCACGCGGCCTCCTTCGCTCTGCGGGCTGCGGGCAGAGGACGGCGCCCGTCCCAGGCCAGCGTGCCCGCAGAAGCCCTCGACGCGGTCCACGGTCTCGGTAAGACGCTGCGGGAGCAACTCCGCTTGTCCGCGCGGCTGCTGTCCGAGCGTGAGGTGCAGCGCTCCGGCTGGCGCAGTGTCCTCGCGGGGATCGGCGCGGCCCGGCGTGCGGTCGCCATGGTCGGCCGGGTGGCGTCGTGGGCGCTGCACCGGGCCATCAACTCGGGTGCCGCGCAGGCTGTGGCGGCGCTGGCCGCCCAAGGACTGTGGGTGGCGGAGGCGACGGCCTGCGTGCGCTGCCTGGCCTACGCAGGCCGGTACGCCGATCCGGACGGCACGTTCCCGGGCGGGCTGTCCCTCGATCCGCACCAGGCGGCCGCGCACGCCACGCCGATCGACGGCCCGCCTCTCC